GTCAAAAAACATGATGGCTAACTATATTGGTGGTCCGTCTGATGTTAAGAATGTTCGTAATGTTTTGTCACGAAAAGGCATAAACAAGGCTTCTGACCAGTTGCATTATATGGCTGAAAAAGATGTTGACGCTGCTAGTCGTCCACGCAAAGTACAAAATAAAAAAAATGTTAAACGAGGAGCAAAGTAATGCCTGTAAAGTATTCAATTCTTTCCAGCCATGCTGATGCCAAACCAAAAGCAGGGACAGTAACTGCTGCTGGTTTATATGGCAAGAAGAAGCATAGTTCTGGTAAGGCGCATGAGCGCAAGGAAAGCAAGTCTGAAAAAAGAATGGAATACGGTAGTTGATATGCCATCAAAGAAAAATGAATTGAAGATTCCAAAGTTTTTGCAGAACGCTGATTCGCTTCGCAAAAAGAAGGAAGCACAGTCTATTGCTATGGGCAAAGTTAAGGCTAAGAAGGCTGCTAATGCAGCCAGCAAGCGTATGACTGCACAAGCAAAGTCGTATCCTCCTGCGAAGAAGGCTGCTTCATCTTATGCTCTTGGTTTGACAAAATCTGCTAAAAATAAATTAGAAAAGAAGAAACGAAATGCGTAAACCTGCTATTGAAGCCCGTCAAGGACACACCAAAGGTATTGATGACATTCTAGAACCTTTGGCAAAGAAAGCCCTTTCTAATGTTAAACGAGGTAAGACAAACATCAAGAAGGCTGCAAAAGATATTCCAGACCCTAAGTATAAGAAGAATCCTTATAACGCCAAAGGCGGTATGACCAAGGACTACAAGGATTATGTTTTGCGTAATAGCAAAGGTGACTACTAAAAATGGCTGCCAAGAAACGCAAGTCTGCTATTGAGGCTCGTGTTGGTCACTCATATGGTGATTTGGCTGGATACGGTTTTGGATTAAACAATAGCGAAAGCGTTGAGGTTTCTAAACAGTTGAATCGCCGTGGCGTACCAACTAATGACCTTGCTGTTTCACGAGATTATCTTATTAGCGTTAATGAACGGGCAACTGGTTCATATAAGAAAAATAAAAGGAAAAAATAGTGGCTGCTAAAAAGGCTAACAAACCTAAAGGCATTATTGATGACATTGGCAAGCAAATTGCAAGATTGCTGAAAAAGGGTACTCCTGATGCAATGAAGAAGGCAAGAGAACTTCAAGGCATCCAGCGTCAGTACATGGATTCTGCTTCTAAGTCTAAGGCTGGCAAGGATGCTCTTAATGTTGAGTGGAGCAAGAAACTTGGTGCTGAGCGTTATGCCAAGGAACGGGCTGGTAATGCGAAGAGTGTGTCTCAGCGTTTGCGTGAGGAAAAGGCTTTGCGTGGAATGGACAGCAAGTTTCGTGGTCAGGGTGCGAAGCAGTCTAAGAACATTGATGAGGCAACTACTTCTGCACGACTCAGGGCTGAACGCAAAAAGAACTTTACTCAATCGGGTGGGCGTAATGCGCCTGACCGTATTGATGCCCGTAAGAAGGCTGCTGAGAATCGTGCTAAGAACGCTCGTAAGAAGCCACGAGATAACAAGAAGTAGTTGTGGCTAAGCCAAAGAAACAAAAACCTAGTTTTGATATTGGGGACCTGCTGGATTTTTTGAAACAACCTAAGGTTGCGGCTGGTATGAATCTTGCTGAAGGCAAGATAACCAATCAGGATGTTATGGGTTTGATGGGTGGCGGTCAGTCTAAGGCTGCGCCTTATTCTGGTCTTTTGGCTCAGGCTGGCAATAACAAAGTTAAACAAGATTATGAAACCACCAAGTTTTTGGCTGATTTCTTTACTCCAGCAAGCGAAGCACAAAGACTAGTTCAGGGTAAGTCTGAGAAACTGGACCCTATGTGGGCTGCTATGAACTTCTTTCCTTTTGCTAAGGCTGGCAAAAAATTGAAGAATGTTGATAGGACAACCAAAATGATGTTGGATGCCCTTAGGTCGTCTAAGCCGTTGCGTAGTCAGGTTGCTGGTTCTAATAGTGGTTCAACGGATTATACTTATTCTCCGCTTGAACTGTTATTGTTACAATTACAGGGCGGTTGATGCTTTTGGGGAACAATTCCCCTATGAGTGATGAACAATAACGCTGTCCCTGCTCACTCCTATTATGGAACCCCTCAAACTGGCTACCGCCTTTCGGCGGTTGCTGGTTCCCGTATTGCTGCCCCTAGTGGACCTTATATTGGTCGTGGTGACAAGTGTGCTGGAAATGATGACACCTGTGGTGCGAACAAGGTGCGTGGACAGCAGTTTTGTGCAGGTCATTTAAAGAAAATCAAATCTGAACAGGAGGCATAATGGCTTATGCCCAGATGACTGCAACAGCGTTGCGTCAAACAGTACGAGACATAACAGACCTTGACGCTGAGGACCTACCCGATTCTTTGCTGAACCTTTATATCCGTGACGGCTACTATCGTATTTTGGATACTGCTGGTCGTTGGACTTTCCTAGAGAAAACCTTTACTTTCAATACGGTTGCTGAGCAACGGGCTTATCCGATAGCAGATTTTACGGCTGACCCTATGGCTGAAATTGTTTCTATTGTGGACAATACGGGTGTTGGTTTGCGTATGGACATGGTTTCCCATGATGAGGCTGAAAACACTTACGCTGGAGCGTATGACACTAGCGGTGACCCGTTGTTTTATTCTGTTTGGAATGGCAACATTCATCTGTTTCCAAAACCAAACAATGTTCGTACTTTGACTGTTCGCGGTTATCGTGAACCTATTGATTGGGTTACTGAGGGTGGTTATGTTGATGCTGCCCCGAACTTGCATTTTCCTTTAGTTTATTATGCTTGCAGCCGTGTTTATCAGCGTTTGGAAGATATTGCTATGGCTGATGTTTATAAACGGTCTTTTGATGAAGGTGTTATGTTGGCTGTTAAGTCGTTGCAAACACCAACCAGCCATGCCAACTTGGTGTTGTCTGCTGGTCTTACTACTGGTCGTCCAACCTTTAATGGTTGGATGACTCGCATGGGTCAGGGTCTTAAAGAGAATCAATAATGGCTGGATTAAACATTACCGAGGTAAGTGACTTTACTGGTGGGTTGAACTTTCGTGCAGACCAATTTCAGTTGTCAACTTTTGAGTCACCTGACATGTTGAATGTTGAGATTGACCCACGAGGCGGTGTATTTAGCCGTGGTGGCTACAGGCGTTTAAACACCACAGCCGTTTCGGGTACTTGGAATCCACAAAAGTTATATCCGTTTAGTGGTGCAACACCAACAATTATGTTAACCAATGGAACGAAAGTTCTTCGTTCCACTGGTGGCAACTTTACTACCTTGCAGGCTAGTGCTGGCGTGGACATTACTAGTCCTAGTAGTCATGGTGCGTGCATGGCACAATGGGCTGAAACAATGTATATCGCTTGTGGTTCTGCTGGTAATGGTGGTTATGCGTGGAAAACAACCGATACTTATGCGTTTGCTTTAACAGCATCTGGAACTGCACCTCATGCTTGGCAAACAACACCAACTACTTCTGAACGCAAAATGCCAACAGCAGAACACCTTATTGTCCATGCTAATAAAATGTGGGCTGCTAATACAACTGAGGATGGAACATATTACCCGAACCGTTTGCGTTGGTCATTAGAAAACGCTCCAGAAAACTGGGCTAGCGATGATTATTTTGATATCGTTGGCGGAGGCAACGGTATCACAGGTATGGCTGTTGTATCAGGACAACTAGTTGTTTTCAAACCCAACGCTATATATGTTATTTTTGGTTATGCAAGTGACAACTTTCAGGTTGTTGAATTAACAAACCGTTTGGGTTGCTTGAATCATCATGCTGTTGCACAAGCAGATGATGGTGTTTACTGGTTCAGCCACAACCAAGGATTATATTTTTATAATGGTGCATCCATCAAAGATATGTTTGACAATTTGCGTACTGCTATTGACTTAAACTACATTAACCCTGCTGACCATGAATCTATTACTGTTTCTTGGGTTGGTCGCCGTGTGTGGATTTCTGCACCATATTCCAAAGATTCAACTGTTACAACACCAACGGTTAACTTTGTTTTGGACCCAACTATTCGTGGTGGTGTTTACACAATGTTTTCCAGCCATGATGGTTATGGTTTGGTTGGTGGATGCAACTGGACTGATTCAACTGAAGCAGATTATCGTTTGATGTGTCATCCAACTCAAGCGTATGTTTTGAAAGTTGACATGTTTAATGAGGAAACAGATAATGTTTCTGGAACCGATGTTGCTTTTGAGTCATATTATAAGACACGCTGGTTTGATGGCGGTTCGTATATGCAAAAGAAAATGTTTCGCAGACCAGATTTTGTTGTTAAGGAATCAGACCTTGC